TATCTAGTAGCTCCGTTAGGACTCGTCTGTATAACCTTAGTCAAGGCTGCCTGTATTTGTGGGTTCTGGAATACGTTAGCCGTGGTCAGATCAAGACCAGGTATAGCCTTCATCAAGTCCTCAGCATTCCTAATACTCTTAAGTACGTTGGTGTCACCTTCCATGATTTCATTGATGATCTTACCAATCAAAACTTCAGCCTGTTCTTTCTGCATAGCTGCTGTTGGTGCTAACTTCGTTAGAGCAAAATCCTTAAACCTACCAATTATACGTTGTGTTCCAACAACACCTACGATTGACACCATCTCAGCCGCGAATCTAATTTTACCTAAGTGTTCCATCTCAGCTGGATTGCCATTAGCTATGACTTGTGACACCGCAGTCTCACCGGACGTAGCAGCTACTGCACCTAACGCTGCCTCGTATGCCTGTGTCTTAGCTGGATTCTTAGCCATGTCGTATAGCATACGTTTGAAGAAGCCTAGAGTCTGTGGACTTTTAGAGAGCAACCTCGCTCCAGCATTAGTCATTCCCTTAACAAGGACACCACCAGGAGCAACGAACTCTCCTATCTTCTCTGATGCTCTGTTAGCGAATGCTGACTCAACCTTTCTTCGTCCCTCTACATCGAAGTCCTGCCCACCAGCAAAGCTGAAATTAGGATCAAGCAACTTATTGAATTCCTCTCCACCACCCTTTATAAGATCGGAAAATGGAGTGTTAAGTTCGAAGTCTCCAGTCCAGGTGCTACGTATAGCAGACCCTAATGCCTCGCCAGCAAGTATAGGTAGAGTAACCAAGCTTGTCATGCCAGTAACAGATCCACGAGCCATACTAAGAACGATAGAGCCAGGACTTACATCTTCCTGAGGCCTATCTTCCTCCACTACGCCTAGGGTAATACCCTCTTCTTCGCGGAGATACCTACGCATCAGAACTGAAGAATCTGTCCCCTCAGCCGCGTCCTTATTTAGCATTCTTTGTAGGTTTCTTTGTATCCTGTCGTGATTAGCAGTAGCCGCGGCCTGTGCCTCTGGTGGCAGTTGAGGTTGTTCCTTTTTTTCAGGCTCCCCCAAAATTTGAACGTTTTCAAGGGGATTGAAAGTTGTGGCTGGCATTACTGATCTCCTTGGTTTTTGAACTCTAAGTCTGGATAAGAATTGAGTAATTCATCTTTGAATTGTTGCCTTACTGCCTCGTCTTCGAACTCAAACCTTGCAAAAGATCCAAAGGTAGATTCATAGTTGAATCCCTGTAACCTATCGTGTCGTATGTTAAATGCTCGGTGAGACTTAGCCATTAGTGCAGACATATTGACGATGAATGCTTTAGGATTAAGTTCACCAGCACCGACAATCTTAAGGAATCTATCAAAGTCCTTATCAGATAGTGACCTGTTTGATTGCCCTTGAGTAGCTGCATAGGTAACAGCAAAGTCCATCATCAAATTCTTAAACGCTGTAGATTGAGATGCAAAGTCACCAAAATCAAGAGTGTCTACATTCACGCCATCTTCCCAAACCAATTTAGTTTGGTCGGTAATAGCCTTCAACTCAGCGGACATAATCTCAAAGCCTCTTACAGCCTTACCCTTCATGAATGAGAGTATAGTACCATCACTCCTAACTATGTTCATGAGATTTACAGCTTGATCAGACATGGCAGCAAGTAAAGCTCCTTCTGTTTGTAAGTCATCCTTTGAATTTTCAGCTACATCATCAGGAGTCTTACCATAACCTAAGAAGACTAACTTCCGCCAAGCTTCCTCAAACTGAGCAGGTGATATTCTACCTTCCTCTCTATCCTGTATGAGATTGGTAAATACAGTAGTCGGCTCATTGATATCGAAGTTGTATCTATCCCTGGCCAGGTCAATGGTTTGTTGTCTCTGACCTATACTAATCTCACTGGCTCTGGTCTGGAGATGTGTAGCAAACTCCTCCTGATCCATGATAGTAATAGAGGAGTCCTCCCCAGCTTCTCCCATTGAGGCTCTAGCCTCTCGTGGATCATTGAATCTACCTAGTGACGTACCTAGATCGTCTTTGCTATTCTGATCAACGGCATACCGGAGTCTACTTCTCTCAAGAGTAAGTCCCCTCTTATCGAGTTCAGCTTGTGGATCGTCATTCTCTCCGATAGTTATGATCTTCTGAATACCGTGCTTGTCGTATCCAGGAACACTTTGATGCCCAAGCGGGGCGTTGTTAAGATGAGTTGTAACCGCAGACATTCTATTGGGATCGCCAACAATCGATTGATACATAGGATCACCGAAGATAGCAGACGCAGTAGCCTCATCCCCTGCCTCGGATATATCTTTCATCATCTGGCTTTGCAATCTATCCAGACGACCATCCTGCATCCGCTCTAGGAATGTGGCTATACCTTTACCAGCCTCTGCGTATCTGGTATCTTTATCTAGCCTTACTACTGTAGCCATGATTCTTTATCCCTCTTAGCCATGATGCTGTTGCCCCTGCTTAGCTACCGACGTTGAATTGGTTGGAGTTCCAGATGTTCCGCCCCCGGCTATTCTACTAGCTATGGCCCCACCTATAGGACCACCGAGAACAGATCCTGCCGCACCTATCACCTCACCGAACAACCCACTTGATCCCGGATCGGTAGTGACTACATTCTCTATAGCCTGTGTATTGATTCCAGCCAGGAGTTGATTGATCCTGTTAGCGTCTACATTCTGATTAGCAAGGAAGGTATCGAAGTCTCGTTGGAAGTTAGACTGCTTAACGCCTTCACCACCCTGAAGCAGAGCAAGTAACTCATTAGTATTAGCTCCTGATATACTAGGTGCCAGACCAAGAGCAGACAACGCTCTGTTTCTATCACTCTCTCTAGACTGGAAGGCCAAGTTAGATCTTGATCTAGTCAGGCTATCAATGAGGGTATCTTGAGCTCGTGCATCTGAGCCCTGTCTCTCTGAGCTAAAGAAGTTAGCACCACCAAAGTCCCTACTAATAGCAGGAAGTATGTTCCTCTGAAATTCCTCGAGAGCAGGGTCACGTATGTTAGTCTGGAAGAAATCCTCTATCCCTGCATCTGCTGACTCGAAATCCAGGAACTTCATGAGAGTTTCTGATGCTTGAGCGTTCAGGTTGCTACCCCTATTAGGATCTGCTAACAACCTAGCCCGCTCCTCTAAGCCTTCAAGGGACAAAGAGGATAGATCATCTTGACCACCGAAATTGTTCTCAAACTGCTCCCTAGGTACACCTAGTTCCTGAAGTAAAGAATTGAGTGCAGTCTCTTGCTCCGGTGTCAGAGTATCTAGAACATGCTCTTCTGAGCTTGGTCCCGAACCAAATAAAACGTCTAGAAATCCCATCTATCTCTCCTGATGATCAAAATTTGACCAATTCTAATTCTCTGTCTCTAAGTTAATTCGTATGTTAAACCAGCTAAGCCTAAAGGAACCAGACCCTGTTATCCTATACCTGATAGTCCTACTAGATACCTGATGGAATACTCTAACCTTCGCAGGTGTAGTACCGAGAGTAAATGTCTCAAGGGTAGTCCAACTGATACCCTCATCTATTGACACCTCTATATCTGTTGACCCGCTAGAGCCTTTCAACTCTATGTAGTCAGTTCTAAGAGAGCCATTGTGATGAGAGAAATCAGGTGTCTCTATCTCATACGTCTGCGCTACTGTGTTGTCGTCTGGTGTTAGGAAGTCGTACTCATATACCTGACCATCGTCAGAGCAGAATAGTATAGTCTGTAGGTCTCCTGCAATGGATGTAGAACTCCAGTTCCAAGTCTGATCTTCCCAGTTACCTACCAAGTCATTCCATGTTAGTGAGTTACTTTCTGTAGCTTCACCAAAGCCTACAACCTGATCGTCGAACTCTCTGGTAGACCATACATTCAAGTCACCGAAGTATCTTAGAGTTTTATTTGGTTCCGTACCTGTTGTTGTCTGATAGAAGATTAGAACATCATTCATCTCTTCTATGTATATACAGCACGTCTTTCCCGCGGTGGCTATGTCTAACTCAGCAGTAGGTCCATAGATAAGATTCTTAATTGCTCTGTCAACAGGCTGTACATCGAATCCACCTGTGTATAGGTAGGTTTGCTTATTACCTACAACAAAGTGCCGGTCACCCATATCTACTACACTAGCTGAAGACATAACACCCTGACCAGACACCAACCGATCCCACTGAAATCTCTTAATAGCAGTGTTGACTGCCGTACCACGATAAATAGACTTATCTCGATAGACTGCTAAGTATGGCCCAATAAGCATAGCCTGATTTACATTGTCTGCACTATCTAACAAGTCAACAAAGCCTGCATCTCCTGTGACCCACTCAGTGAAGTCAGCCTTATCACACCAACGTAAGCGTTGATTCTTATTAGCACCACCCTCTATAGTCCTAACAAGAACCAGAGAGGAGTCGAATAAAGCTAGACTCTCGCAAACAGTGTCTCCTGCTGATGGAAGGTTGGGTATGATTGAAACCTCTGTTGAGCCTGGAGCGTAAAACTGTGGTGGGTCTATGCCATTTGTAAAAGCTAGTGCATCGTTCCAAGGTATGGTCAGAGCGCATACGTGTTTGCTACTCGTACCTGCTAGGGTTAGAGTTTCTATACAAGCATTGCCTGAGGTTGCTACAACTCCAGAGCCTGCAAGTGCATCATTAATCGTTATAGATATACCTGCAGACACCGAAGCTATAGTACTGATGTGGTCCGACCCATCGTCAAGTCGCAACGCTATCGTATCACTTGCTGCGAAGTTAGTAGTAGCTGTAAGAGGTATCACTGTATCTGTACCACTTACATTGGCATCAGTTGTAGTACTCCCACCACCAGTCAGTAGGACACCATGCCAATTAGCCCCGGCGTTAGCCAACACGTAGAATGTCAGATTCGATATTGCAAACGTGTTAGCCACACCAGCAGCCGTTACGTGCTTAAAGATTTTTCTGAATATACCGGGAGCACCGCCTGGAATGTCAGCAAAGGTTCCGTATCCAGTATCCTTAATCATATCCCCATCACGGTATACCACACCCTTCAGGGTCAGGAACTGATTACTCTGCATAGATTCGCTATTCTGGTTGAGGACTAACCCACCCAGAACTTCGGGAACAAACTTATTTTCCCAACCGTCTCCAGTTATATCAACTTCTGGCACTACTCTTCCTTTGGTTTGTCTTCGTCATTAGCAGAAGGAGGGGGTGCAAACTTAGCACTTAGCTCAACCTCTACCATCTTGTCTCTATATGCCTCCAACTTAGCACAAACTATACTTAGATTTCTAGCCTGATTCCTACCAGTTAGTGTAACCGTGTCAAGGAATCCTAAAACTGCACCTATTTCTTCTACTGTCAACATCATATGCCCCTTTATTCAATTAAAAGCCAATCAACAACAGCCACGCTTGATGCGTTTGAACTGTTTAATGTAAAACCTGTTACAGTTTTACTAGTCACCCAAAACGTCTCATTAACGTTTCCGGTAATAAAAATTCTATAATTTGCAGCTTGTACTGGACTGTCAAATGTAACTGCCGCCGTTCCGGACGTAGCAAACGTAACACTACTTGATACGGAATCCCCTAGACCTGCTAAGGCTTTATCTATATCCCTCAAGACATCTACTACTGCCTTGTCTTGTATCTGATTTTCTCGTAGGTTAAGAGGCATTAGATAACATCACCTGTAATCGTTATACCAGCAGCACTAGTTAGAGTAAACCCTTGTGTATCTATAGCATCACCGGCACCTCCTGCAACACCCCCACCAGTATCACCAACCTCTCCGTTTGTAGGAGCAGTACCAAGCTCTCCCCCATCACCACCGGCTGCACCAAATATAACTGCCGCCCCACCAACACCCTTAGCTGAGATCGTAGCCGCTGTACCAACATTACCATTAGCATCCGAACCAATACCGAAAGAACCAGCATCACCTAATGGTACTCCACCACCTCCACCCGATCCACCAGTACCAATCTGCGGACCCGGATTATATGATCCACCACCTCCGCCACCCCCACCATAGCCAAGTGATACGTCACCTGTGCCAGCTATATGAGTCTTACAACCCATGCGCAGAGCTGTGCCACCCAAAAATCCATTCTGCCCTACAGTACCACCGAATTCATCACCATCACCGCCACGACCACCCGGTCCACCTCTACCAGATAGTAAGCATCCAGTTACCATAGTTATAGTAAACAGTGCATCGTCATGTAGACCATCAGCATCAATAGCGTAGCCACTCAAATGCTGTGATACGAAATCTACCCCACCAAGAGTGAGTTGTATCTGGTCCCCTGCTTGAGTCGGTGCAAGCAATGGAAATTGAGCTGCTACCTGTGCCTCAACAGGGTAAGTCATGAGTAGGTTTTGAACTGTAATAGGCGCAAGGATCATAACCCTTCCACCCACTCCAGCTAAAGCCATATTAAAGGGCATTGTCTATATCTTTCTTCAGGTTAAGAACACGCCAGCGGGTTGCATCCCCATCATAGTACATGACAAGCATATCGATTGAATTAGCTGCCGTTGTTAAAGCAAGATCATCGTTGGTATTACCATATACAGTAGCACCAAACGAAAGGAGTCTGCTACCTGTCGCGTCCTGCTTGAGCATGATAGATATGACCTGTCCTGCCAACGGGTTGGTTGGTGGAGCAACTATCACATTACCAGTCAGGTCACACCAGAAGGCATTACTCAGAGAGGCATCAGGCGTGATGGTAGCGGCATAGGTTATCTGTACCTCTGCTGTAGCCTGACCTTTAGTAAAGATATTATTAACGCCAAGAAGTTTATACTTACCATTATCAGTAAGCTGAAGTACATCACCACTGTCATCCTCGTAGAATAGATCAGTGACACCAGCTACATCTTTAGTGTATAGAAATCCCTTGTTGGCTAAGTTACTAGGGTCACCTGCTTGCTCAACTAGACATACGTGCCTATGACGTCCGTCGTCAGTAGTATCCTCATCCATAATATGATCGAGGTCAAGTCTCTCACGAACATCCACTTTGAGATCTCGTATTCTGTTAGCACCCTGGGCAGCCGCAGCTGAGTCAGCAGGTATCGCTTCCAGTGCTGCGTTCCAGTTTCTAGTATGTACCATTTAATCGTCCTTTATTTCACGAAGTGCTTCTTGAAATGCTTCTAGTTCGATCCGGGAATCGCTCAACCGATCCGCATCAGCCTCAGTCCAATCGTCAGGCTTGTGCTCCTCTTTGTATTCCAATCTGGAAATGGTTCGCTTGAGTCGGTTAATGTCGGACTGGAGTATGGCCTCGAATGCTCCGATGATAGGCCGAGTCTTTGTATCAATAGTATCCTCAATCTCCCCGGCCATAGCAACGCTGATCTGCGATATCATTAACGGTTGCATAACAAACCAGAGCATTGACCCTAGAGCACCCATAGACACTAATGAACTAATGGATATGTTCATTCCTTGTTTAACCATTTCAGTTGGCTCAGGCATCTGAATCCTCAATCTTAGTAAATTGTCTCCAAAGAGATTTCATTTGTTCTTCAACTACCAATAAACGTCTATCTATCTTCCACAGAATAACAGCGAAGAAGATGATAGCTAAGTCAGCACTACTAGATAGAAATTGAGCAATGTCAAAGCTATTCATACTAAGTCCTTTATCTTGGTTAAACCTAGGGAGTATTTTGTTTTACCTTCTTTTCGATAGGCAGTAAGGTCCTGTTTTCTCTTCCGAGGGCCTATTCCAAGATGGGTCCATTTACCAAACTCGTGTATGTTTTGGTCGTATACTTCAATCGTGTCTCTTATTACTCTACAAACCTCTAGTGGTTTATAGGACAATGAGTGGAAGTCAACAGCCTCTCCATCTATATGGCTAGACGTTATAGAACCACCAATCAGTGTGTTCAATACCATAGGTCTGAAGCCAGAGGTAATGACTATAGGAGAGTCTAGCTCCTTACGTAATGGTTCCAGATAATCCCTGCACAACCTGGTTAAGTTCTCTAGAACCTCATCAGGTGGAGTCATATCTACATCATTACGTATGGCAGTCTCACTAACTAGAAACTCCCATAGCTTAAAGTGTTGGCTTAATCTCAAAAGTATAAATCTCCTGCTATTGAGCGAACAAAGGGATCGTCATAGCCTCTAGTACCACCTATGTTATCCCTACTTATGCCAGCCATTTGCTCATCGTAATCTGTATCGTCCTCTATCAATGCTTCTACAGCTAGTCCCCTATAGATAGCAAAGAACTGTCTGCCCTTATCCGTTCGGCCTAGGCTGTGATACAAGTAGCTAATAGCAAGATTAATAACAAGATCATCGACATTTTCCAGGTCCAAGACATTACCATCTCCTGTATCTGCTGCCTGCTTAGGCCACCTACTAACCCGTATGCTTATGGTATACACCGCATCGGGGACGCGCCAGAGTTCAAACTTGTTATTCTCATATACTGTGTAGTGAGTGCATGGACCCCTAGCAAAGAACTCGGGTTCAGGTATCTGTTGATCCCAATTTCTAGCCAGTACCTTCTTAAGCTTCCTAGCCATTACAATACCACTACTATCAAGTAGCCGCATTGAGTATACCTTTCTTATTCTTGAGTCTGTCAGGGCCGGGAAGGTTATGGTCTTATCATTTATCGCACTACCAGTGACAACTGTACTAACAGTAGCAGACTGTCTCAGCTCGTCAAAGTCATGTATCCTGGCTATACGAAGCTGTGCCAGATCAATGACATTATTCAGACGGGAGTCTATATCACTCCTGCTTGCGAAAGACTTACTAACTTCAGTCTTGAGTTCCGCTAGTGTTAATATACTCATCAGTACTCCTAAAAGAGGAGGGGCCGAAGCCCCCCACTCCTATCTTTCTTACCAGGGACAGTCAAGCAAAACGATCTTTGCCGTCGCGTCAATTGCTACACCAGCAGTATGCGAAGTCGCTAGTGCTCTAACAGCAAGCGCACCGTCAGTTGTACCCACAATAAGTTCATTACCATCAGCACCTGAATCTAACGCTAGGCCTAAGATAGCAACACCCTTAATCTGAATCCAACCAAACGATTCATCCGCGATAACTGCTTGCAGTACTCCAGCGACTACACCAGCACCGTCAGTATAATCAGACGTAACATCCGCCTCAGTATCTAACACCACTGAATCATCACCGTGATATACTACACAATTACCTGCTACAGCCGCGACAGATCCCGTGCCAGCTTCGTACTTAACCCACTTGAAAATCCTAGAACCTTCAAAGCGTAGTACTCCGATGCCTTCGATATCTGACGTGTTTGTATCGGTTAACTTGGTTTGAAAGACTTTTTTCATGCTTTCGTTACTCATGATATCAGTCCTCTATGCCAAATCGATTGTATGAATGACACCTTGAACCCTACGACGGTTCGTGGTGGTCGTGCAAGCAGTAGCAATCTGCGCTGCCTTATCATTGACCTGCTCAGGAATTGGCTTCCATTCGGTCATATCAAAGAACATAGCAGGATCATATACGAAACTTAAGAACATAGTATTCAAGAAATACATTCTCAAGCCACAAGCAGGAGACCATACTAATGGAATCCCCTTGAACGTCAGATGATCAAAGCCTAACTCTGCCAACTTCGTATTCTGGATTTCCAGCTTCGTAAACGCTGCATCCTCGTAGTACTCATACGGAGTCTGCCCGGTGAGAATAATATCAGACCGATCTTTTAGCCTGTTATTAGTCACATCATTGAGCATAGTCCTCATGCGATCTACACCAGATGTAGCAAACGAAATACCAGTCATACTGTTGGTTTTGTTCTGCCACCAGCTATTTGTGTTCTGGTTGATCGCTCCGACAACTGTCGACGAGGTTGGATCGTCCTGAATCAAATGCTGTAGTCCATCAAAGGCTCCACCGTCTGCTCCCACGTTTGCGAACAGAGTTGTTTCCAACGTATCCACGAGAGAGTTCTCTGCGTTTGATAGTTTAGAGTTTATCAAACTCAAGATCTTAGTTTTGCCTCTATTCTTTTGGTCGTCCACGCCAAATCTAACGAGTGGGGCAATGAGATATCGCCAGTCATAAATGGCTTCAGTGAGAAACTCACGATCATTCAAACTAACAGTACCACCTTTCCCTAGGAACTTCACTCCGTCATTTTTAGCATACTCTATAGGTTCTAGAATATGACGACCGCCACTCTGAGTCTTAAGACGACCTTTATCCCTCATCCAAAACCAGAAAGGTGTAGCAGTAAAGATGTTATCAATACTACCTCCTTTCATGTGTTGCCAGGTTGAAGTATATAAGTTGTCAATGGCCTCAGTTAAACTGTGTACAGCCATATCTTATCTCCAAAAATTAAAAAGAATTAACCTTCGCCTGTCGATGCCAGCGCCGGGAATTGCTCTAACGTATCTTCCCAGGCTTTCTCTCCAGCCTCTTCGCTCGTCATGGGTTTCTCATCGGAGTCGAGATCTGACATCCCACCTCCAGTTGACATGAGACTCAAAAAGCCTGGGTCCACGTCATCTTTCTCGTCGCTTGCTGCATACTTCTGGTCGAGTTCCTCAGCCTTCTCAGGAGCTTCCGAACGAGCTAACTTATGCAATCTAGTTAGTGACAAGTTTGGATTATCCTTTGCTAGGGCACTCATCTCTGGTTTCCAATCCATAAGATCTGGGTTATCCACCAACAGTTCTTTTACTTCCACTTGCAGGGCAGAGTCGTTTACATTCTGATTTGTCGAGTGTATAGACTCATTGACCTTACCTAGCTTCTCGTCTACAACCTTGCCGACCTCACCAACAACTAGCTTTATAAGCCCAACGTTGTCAAGGTCATTAATGTCGTCAGGATCAGGTTCCTTTGGTTTTGGTTCCGTAGGTTCCCCGATCTTTTTTACTAGGTCCTCAAAGTTCTTCTGCGTCTGAGCATTCTGACTCTGTCCCTGTTGCACAAGTAATGCTATGCCACTAACAGCGTCAGACAATTTCTTAAACGCAGGATCGTCCATCAAGTTCTTCTGACCGTCATCGCCAGACTTATCGTCGTCGCTCATTTCATTTCCTCAGTTAAGCAGCTGCCTTCTTTGCAGCCTTTTTAGGTTTAAGAGATTCCTTGAGGGAGTCGAGAACTTTCTTTGTTGCCTTCGCTAGTCTCTTGTCCTCTTTCTCATGGAACTTCCTGTCGGTTTCAGCGGTATCAACTTCAGCCTGTACAGCAGATTCTCTTGCTGCCGCGTGCTCATCTCTGATGAACTCAGCTTTCTTACCCCTGTAGGTCTTGTGCAGTATATTACCTGCAATTTCTAACGTGCGAGGAGTAATGCCTCTAATAGAGCTTAACTCAACCTCGACGCGTTTATCCGCGTAGAACTTAATCGTTGCTACGGCTTGCGGTGTATCAGACATTACGTCCTCCTTCTTATGGTCAGAATTTGACCAAATCTACATATCATTTTCAATCCACTTAGACGTTAATCCGTTTTCAGCAAGATACTCTCTCGCATGGATTTTATCGTCAAACCTTATATCTTCGTGATGTTTCGTCGGCAGCTGCACTTCATTCCCGCTATGAGGAAAAGGAGATCTATTTATGATCGCTCTAGGAGGTAATATAATTTGCTTTAACCTACCCTTACAGCCATCTTCATGTGCATCTACACAAGAAATACCTGGTCTTATAATATCGTCAAATAGAGTAATAGGACAACCTACCTCCATGACACGTTTGCAGATATCACATTTCATATCGTATAACATTACTGAATAGCCTGTGGTGCTACGTTACCGACGTTTCGAGTGATCTGTTTAAACTGTTCCGGTGTAGCAGGGTTCTCCTGAGTACCAGCAGTCTGAGGGATACCACGCATCATGTCGTCAAACGCGACACCGTGCATCTCATGTAGCAGATACTCAGTTAGCTTGATTGGATCTATGATAGGGTTCATCTTCAGCCTGTCATATATGAGCAAAGCTTTCTGCTCTCTTAGATCCTTAGTCTGTGGTATGCTTTGATCTGGGTCTACCTTAATCTCATACTTACCTCTGCGTAACATGGTAGGTCTGAACCTAACCCATATCGGAACACCCGCAGGACCAGCCACCTCTACAACTTGCTCTGCTGTCCAGTGCTTAAAGATCATAGTGTTGACATCTTCTGTTATCTCAACAAGGATGTCAGCCACCATATCCCTTCGTTCATCAACTCGTATCTCGGAAGCAGCTTTGACGATCTGTGTCTCGGTTGCAGTAGGACTTTCCCTACCACCCTGGAACTCCCCGAACTCGTTACGAGAGAAGCCCATGTTCTCACGTATGTCGTTCATCACTGATACCTCACTCTGTAGGAGTGCCTGTGGTATGTCTGCTGCTTGTATAATCTTAACAGCCATATCAGGATCTTCTTCCGTCCAGACCATTGAAAGGATATCAGAATTAAGTAACTTAACAGCTTCCTCTTTCAGTATAGCACCCCGACGTACAAGCATCTTAATGGTACTCAGCCGTCTGTGATACATCGTGATAGTTCTAATCTCATTGATCTCACGTTGCTGCGGCTCGAGGATTTGACTATCAGGTAATCCCCATGCCCTCTCATCATCCTCATTGAAGACTATGATCTTACCTGGCTGTATACCGGCTCGCATGAAGGCATCTTCTTCGATAGCTAATGGCTTGTCCATAACCTGTGGGCTAATGACAAAGACCATGCCAGTCTTCTTATCTCGTATCTCAAAGAGGTCAATCATTTCAACTGGGTCTTTATCTCTACTCGTACTTTGAGTTCCAAGCTCAAACGTCTGTTTCATCGCCCTGATGGAATTAGTATTCTTAAACCTCTTATCTGCTTTAACATCAGATACTGGCCTTCTTATGATAAAGCATTCCCATCGAGCATCCTCACGATATGCTGTCTTAGCTGGGAGAACATACCCACTAATTGGAAACTTAGAGTACCACGGCATATTAGGTAGGAGATTAAAGTTATACTCCACTGACTCCTGTCTGTCTCCATACAAAGGAGACTCGCTGATACCAACGCCCTCCGGATTACTAGAGAACTGACTTCCGAATCCTAGCTTACCAATACCAGTCCCGAACATAAAGGCTTCTTGTATCTGCCTCTTAAGCTGTGTCTTAATTTTCATCTGCTTAAGAATCTTATTGTCTACCCTCTCAACCAATTTGGCAAAGAGCATATTCTCTATACCAGGCTTAGTAGAAATAACACTGATAGATGGATTCCTAAAGTATATACGTGGTACAATAGTTCTGACCATCTTAAAGAAGATGTTAGATGGTAATATGTCTGGTAGGAACTCATTACGATAGTATCGTCTCCAGGTATTCCATTTCTCTTCGTACGCAGCTTCCTTACGAAAAGCTAGACCCCTTCTGATCTGTTGATTCCACCACTCAACATCGGGCTTTTCAGGATTCTTACCTTTATAACCTAGCATTAAATATCACTCCAGCCCCGTAACTTATTAAACGTAGTGGACGTTTGTCGTGCAGATTT